AGATGTTAGACTAAGAGAAGATAGTAAGGCAAAAGGACGTTGGGAGACCAATCAAGGTGGGGAATACTTTGCAGCGGGTGTTGGCGGTTCTATCACAGGACGAGGGGCGGACTTACTTATTATTGACGATCCACACACGGAGCAAGACGCATTATCTGAGTCTGCTATGGAACGTGCGTATGATTGGTATGTATCAGGACCAAGACAACGTCTTCAACCGGGAGGCTCCATTGTAGTTGTAATGACAAGATGGGCTGAAGATGATTTGACAGGAAGATTAATCAAGGCTCAAAAAGAGCCTCGTGCTGACAAATGGAATGTAATTTCATTTCCTGCAATTTTAGATTCAGGTAACCCTGTATGGCCTGAATATTGGGAACTAGAAGAATTAGAAAAAGTAAAAGCATCTCTACCGATCAGAAACTGGTCTGCACAATACATGCAGAACCCAACATCAGAAGAAGGTGCAATCTTAAAACGAGAATGGTGGCTACCTTGGGACAAACCAACGATGCCAAAATTACAACATGTTATTCAATCTTATGATACTGCATTCAGTGCAAAAGAAACTGCTGACTATTCTGCAATCACAACATGGGGTGTCTTCTTTCCAAACGAAGATGGTAAACCTGCAATGGTATTGTTAGATGCTATGAAAGGGAAGTTTGACTTTCCAGAACTAAAAGCAATTGCTATGGATCAGTATAAATACTGGGAACCGGAGTCCGTGATCATTGAGGCTAAGGCTACAGGAGAACCACTCATGCAAGAGTTCAGACGAATGGGGATCCCTGTTATACCGTTCGTACCATCACGGGGCAAGGATAAGCATTCACGGGTCAACGCCTGCGCACCAGTGTTCGAAAGTGGCCAAATATACTATCCAGATGATGAGAAATTTGCTGAAGAAGTTATTGAAGAATGTGCAGCTTTTCCTCACGGAGCTCACGATGACTATGTCGACAGTACTACACAAGCCGTGTTAAGATACCGTCAAGGAAACTTCATCGAGTTATTAAATGACCATGAAGAAGAATTATATAACGTTCCAAAGGAGTACAAATATTATGGGTAGTAAAAATTATAAATATGGTAGAGATGATAAAAAAAACAATATTAGAGATTTGCCTAGAGGTTTACAAATAGATACAACGACAGGTGAAGGAGCTAATATTACTAAAGAAAAAATTATGGTGCCAAAGAAAAAACCTACAAAAGCATTTATGGGTTTAGGTGTCGAAGTATTTAAAAAAGCTAAAGAGAGTGGTGCAAAAGGAATAGAGTTCTTATCACCGTTAGCTATGGTTGGAAGAATTGCTAAAGGTAAAAAGAAAGTTGCTAAGCTTCCTGAAACTTCTACAGCTAAAATCACTAATACAGAAAGTAGTGAACAGAAAAAAACAGGAGCTGCTAAGTTAAGTTTAGGTGGTGAAGTATCTCTTGGTAAAGGATCAGACTACATTAAAGATTTAATTGACTAACAATGGCTGGACTTGCAGATTTACAAAAGGTTGAAACCATTGAGGATGAACCTACTTCATCTGTACCTATAAATAAATCTGACACAGAACCTTACGATCCCTCAGCTGCTAGAGGTTTAGCTGGAATGGCTTTAGCTGGTGCCGGAGCCGTGGCTCTTAGAAACCCTATTGGTAGAGTCATAAATAAAATAGCTAATATAAAATTACCTAAGGCTCCCGCTTCACGAACCAGTCCTAAAGATGAAGTTGAAGATATTCTAGAGATAGCTCCAACTAAAATGGATAGAGGACGGGCGATGACTGTTGCTCAAAACAAACCTCAAGATGAATTAAGACAAGTTGCAATCGCTAGATCAAACGAACTTAAAAAGATAGCTTATCAAGCACCACTATCTCGTGGGGGTAAGACTAATAGAATTGGTTCATCTCTTTGGGATTACATTGCACGACACCCGATTGCAGGTGCGAGAAAAGCAGAAGAGTGGGTAAGAGATTTTAAATCAGGTGGTCCTGGATCTTTTAAAACAGGTAATCCTGATTTTAAAAACATATCACAAGCAGTTAAGAAAGAAGAACTGTGGGACTCAAACATTGCACAGTTTGATAAAGCTGGCAACTTAGTTGGTGGTTTTTTAAAAATAGCTCAAGAAAAAAAGATACCATTAACTAAAATGGATTTATTATATATTGTAGAGAAAGCGCCTGTGAACAATTTAGTAATGAGAAAGTATAAGTTCGATACTAAAATGGTTGATGAGGCTGAAGAGATTGGTAGAGATATGAACAACACTCTAGACAATGTAAGAAACAAGATTATTGCTCAACAAGGCGACGATGTAGGTGCACAAGCTGAAAGTTTGCTTGAAGATATCAATACACTTAAATCAGGTATTAGAAAAACAAATGCAAATATGTATAATAAATTCAAAAGTGGAGACAACGAGTATGTTAGTTTTGATGGATCTCCATTTGGAAACGACATAGGTAACTTTGAATCTATTATTAACAGAGCAAGACAGTTAGGGGTTGCGGTTGATCCAACTGATGTAAGTAGAATAACTGAGATTGCAAAAGCAAAAGACATAGATATTTTTAGAAGAATACAATTACAAGACACACAAAAGATGACTCCTAAATATGGAAACTATTCTGAATACAGAATTAAAGGTGGAGACGAGTATTTTGAGAATTTAGTTTATTACCCTAAACCTTTACCTATGGGACAAAAGATTGGCTCGGAATATAATAAACATTACTCAGGGGTTCCTAATCAAGTTTACCATGTAAGGGGTAACGTTAGATCAACTGCCGATAACCAAAAGATTATGATGATCGATGAAATTCAAGCTGACTATGCTCAAGCTTTAAGAAACAATAACCCTACAAGAGATAAGGTAGTAAATGCATTCGGATCTGAAGTAGAGTTCTTTTCCTCTAATAGAAAGCTAGAAAAAATTGTTAACGAGATGAAAGACATAAGTAAAAAAGGAATAAAAGCATCGCCTGCAGAACAAAAAAGATTTTATGATTTGAATAGTGAGTTCAAAGAACTAAGAAGTAATTCGTTGAACTTGTCTAATATTACAAAGAACCAAGCTCAAGACGGTATCCCATTCTTACCTCTTTACGGAAAAGAGAACTGGGGTAGTCATGCTCTTAAAAATACTATCAAGGATGCAGCGGATAGAGGGGATGTTCAATGGGTGGGTATCAGTCCTGTGGAACATTTACACCATGCTAAAAGAGAAAGATATTTAGGAGACATTGAGTTTTATGGAAACAGATTTGGTAAAGCAGGATTTGATAACTATAAAGTTTTTTCAAAAGCACAGGATAAAACTGTTAAAACAGATCCGAAGAAGAAAGCAACTTTACCTGCAGAAATGGAAAGACTCGCTAAACAATATAACTCAGAAGTAAAAACAATACCTATGGCCAAATCAGACCCTAGTAAACCTTTCAAGGTCGTTAAAGAACTTAACAACACTAGTAAGAATTTTAAGGTAAATAAAGATCAAGCTGGAACAGAGCATACTGCTGCTTTTAAAACTGCAGAAGAAGCAGAATATTATGCAGGAAGACATGGTGGAGCTGTAGAGCAAATTATGGACGGAGATCCAAGATTATATATGGATGTATTTGCTATAAGAATATCCCCAGATATGATTAATAAACCCTTTAAGGCATATCAGTCGGGTGGTCTAGTCGTAAATATATTTGCGTGATATTATAAATCTGTTATAACAAATAGGAGATAATTATCATGGCAAGCAAAAAACTAAAAAAAGCTATCATGGCTGGTCTTGCGGGTTACGCAGGAGCTAAACTGTTGGGTAGCAAAACTTCAGCTGCCAATGTTGACAGTGGTAGAGGTGGCAAAAGCGCAAGTGCAATGGCTAGAACAAGAGCTAATTCAAGCTACAAAGATTCAATCATGTCAGGCGGTAAAGGAGCTACAAAATCTAAAATTGGTATTGGCCAAAAAGCAAAAAATGTATTTGACAAAATCATTAAAATGGGTCCTGGAAAAAATGCAACATCTAAAAAGGGTGGAACATTAGCAGGAGATTATGGAGATGCTTTTGGAGATGGATTTTCTGGCGGAGCTAAGGCAGGTAAAATGATCAAAGCTAGAGGCGGAAAGATGGTTAATTTAAAACCAACTAAACTATACTAATGGCTGAAATAGAGAAACAAAATGAACTTCCTGAAGAAGTTGAGACAGAAGAAGTAGACGTAGAAGTTGAGGGTGAAGAAGAACTTCCTGAAGAGGAAACACCTGAAGAAGACTTTTATAGAAACCTAGCTGAAGACATGGACGACCGAGTCCTTGGTCGAATGTCTGCACAACTTATTCAAGATTACAAAAGAGATAAAGTTTCAAGATCGGATTGGGAGCAGGCTTACACTCAAGGTTTAGATTTACTTGGATTCAAGTATGTAAATAATACTAGACCATTTCAAGGTGCAAGTGGTGTTACCCATCCGCTCTTATCAGAAGCTGTAACACAATTTCAAGCACAAGCTTATAAAGAATTATTACCGAGTGACGGACCTGTTAGAACATCTGTAGTTGGTGCACAAACAAAAGAAGTTGAAGATCAAGCAACTAGAGTAAAAGATTTCATGAACTATATGTTAATGGAAGAAATGGAAGAATACACACCAGACACAGATCAACTATTATTTTATTTACCACTTGCAGGTTCTGCATTCAAAAAAATTTACTATGATGAAATTAAACAAAGAGCAGTTGCAAAGTTTGTACCTGCTGAAGATTTAGTTGTACCATATTACGCAACAGATTTAAAAGATTGCGAAAGAATTACTCATCTTGTTAAAATGTCGGAGAATGACGTTCTTAAA